GTGTATACAAAGGTGTAGCAAAATACAAAGGTGGTTTTGATGTTCCGAAACCTTATACACCCGTAGGTATTGGAACTTGGAGAGCAGTTTCTGATACTTGTCAGAATAACTTTGCGACTTTGAATCCTTTGGTTCCTTCAGTTTTCAGTAGCGGAGATAGAAGTATTAGCAATGGAAACTTAACAGTAACTACAATTAGCACAGGTGCCGGAACTAATGCACGTTCAACTATTGGTGTAAGCACTGGTAAATGGTATGTAGAAACATATTTAAGTGGAGATACAAATGGAGGAGGTGGATTTCTTTCGGTACTTGGTACGGGAAGAACTGATAATCAAAATAATTCTTCACATGGAGATCATATCAATTATTATGGAGCAAATGGTCAAATATATGATTATAATAATGGATCTCCAACTATATCATCATATGGAAGTGCATATACTACTGGAGATGTTATTGGAATAACAATAAATGCAGATAATGGTGAAGTTATTTTTTATAAAAATGGAGTTTCGCAAGGAGTTGCAAAAACATTTTCAATCTTACAATATCCATTATTTATTCAAATGGAAGATGGCGCAAGTACCGCTACAGTAACTTATAATATGAACTTCGGTCAAAACCCAACATTCTCTGGAAACACAACAGCAGGAACCTACACAGATAGTAATGGTAAGGGACTGTTTAAGTATCAACCTCCAAGTGGTTTCCTAGCATTATGTGAGGACAACTTACCAACTCCTGCGATTTCTGATCCCGGTAAGCACTTTAAGACGGTGCTTTTTAGAGCAGATGGTAATGTTAGAGGTATTACTGGAGTTGGATTTAAACCTGATTTAGTTTGGTTTAAGTTTAGAAATTTTGCTGATAATCACGTTTTGGTGGATTCTGTGAGAGGGGTTGGTAAACGACTTTTTAGTGACTTAACAAATGCAGAGTTAGATACGCCAACATCATTAATGTCTTTTGATGATGATGGATTTTCTATTGGAACTCACGGAAGCATTAATGCTGCTAATAGAGACGTTGTAGTTTGGTGTTGGAAAGCAGGTGGTCCAGCAGTCACAAATACTGATGGTTCAATAATTTCTAGAGTCTCTGCGAACCAGGATGCTGGGTTTAGTATTGTTTCTTATACTGGTAATGGGGTTGATGGTGCGACTGTTGGACATGGACTTGGAAAGAAACCAGATTTTTATATTTGGAAATCAAGAGATAATATTAGAGAATGGCATATTTCTCACAAGAGTTTGTCTGCATATAATTATACTTTATACTTTACTACTGCGGCTCAACTTAATAATAATAAAATCTATCAAGAACCTGATAGTTTGGTAATATATCCAGCAAATAGTAATGTAATAAATGGTTCTGGTGAAAAATATGTTGGATATTTCTGGACAGAAATAGAAGGTTTCAGTAAGTTTGGAAGTTATATTGGTAATAATTCTACTGATGGTCCTTTTGTGTATTGTGGATTTAAACCTGCTTGGGTGTTGGTTAAAAGTGCAGGAAGTGGTAATTGGGTTATTAATGATTCATCAAGAGGATCCATTAATCCAAATGGTAATGGATTAGTGGTATCAACAGCAGACGTTGAATCCAATATAGTAGATTTTGATTTTCTTTCAAATGGATTTAAATTGAGAGGACTCTCTGGCAATGGTTCTGCACAAAAATATATCTTCGCAGCATTCGCAGAGTCTCCCTTCCAAACAGCAAATGCGAAGTGATAAATAACTAGAAAGTCATAAAGCAATGATTGTCACATCAAATTCAGTAGAACATAATTATAGCATCCCAGGAGTAACAATCGTTGGTGATGTCGATGGTTTTGAGAACGTTGCAGAAAGAGTTGAAATTTATTTAACTTCTTCTACTACTTTCGACCATACTTATGAGACAACCATTTATGATGAACCAGGTATGGTTGGTGTAACAACTACTGTCACTGAAAGCAAAACAGTAGAAGAGTTCACACATTTTGGTGTTGATCTAAACACTGCTGGAATTTCTACCAGTTCTTTCTCTGCTTGGGATGATCTAGAAGAAGATCAAGTTCTTCAGTGGGCATTTGATGCTGATGCTGAAGAACTTGCAGGAATTGAAGATGCTCAAGAAGCAAAAGTTCTTGAAAAGAAAGATAGAATTCTCAACCCTAAAAAGTATTATAGAGATACTCCTGTAACTCCTTGGAGAAGAAGAGAAGATGAAGCAAGAACTGCTTCTAATGAACTTTAAGCTACAACCTATCCTTCAACCCTAACAAAGGTATTCTAGTTACAATTTAAGATCTTGTCAAGTCTTCTTGACTTTGATATCAATAAAGGATTATAATGAGAGGATATATAAATGTATCCTCTCTTTTTTATTAAATGAATTTTGCAGTTTATTCAAAGGACGATTGTCCATATTGCCATAAAGTTAAGTCTGTTTTAGAATTGACAGGAAGTAACTTTGTGGTGTATACTCTTGGTGAGGACTTTACCAAGGAAGAATTTTATGCCGAGTTTGGAGAAGGCTCAACATTTCCACAAGTTATTTGTGATGATAAAAAACTAGGAGGATCCGTTGACACAATCAAATTCCTCAAAGAGCAACAAGTCATCAAGTGATAACATAAATAAATCAGAACACCACTTTAATCGTGGTATTGAAGTCATTCTTAATGGAGGTAAAAGAAAGCAAACTCAACCGTTCCACATCATCTTTGAAAAGATGGTTTGCTTTCTAAATCGGGAAGTAACCATCTATTTTGAATTTTCCTTTAAATCAAGGAAAAGAAAAGTAGTTTCCCGAGGTAAAAGAAATGTTAGCAACTAGTTTAGTTTTCGGTTCCTTTCTAACCGTTTTGTTTCTTATAGTGGGACTTGTAACAGGTTGGGTAGCAAGAGAATATATGATGAATTATCAAGATAAACCTAAGTTGCATCCAGAATTTTTTGATGGTGACGGAAACGTAATTCCAGATGAAGTTCTTGCCGTTCGTTTTGAAGAGGGATATTTTGATGATGATGTGGAGGAAGAGGACGAATAATATACCTCTAAATAATCAAAATCGTTATTAATTGTTTTTTAAATTATGGCTACGACAAAAGTAAAAGCAACAAAACCTGAACCGATTCCTGAACTGGCACGAAATCCATTTGCGTTTGAAGTTCTTGATCTTGCTGCTAAGCAAAAAACAAATGCAAAAAAGATTGAAGTTCTTAAAAAGTATGAAGATCCCTCTCTGAAAGCAATCTTTATCTGGAACTTTGATGAGAGTGTAATCTCGGTTCTTCCTCCCGGAGATGTTCCTTATGCTGCTGTAGACGAAATGGATTCGTTCAAGGGAACTCTATCCGAGAAGATTGATGATGCAGTTAATAAGATGGGAGAACTGAAAACAGTTTCTCTTGGATCTCAGGATCAGGGACGTTCTTCCATTCGTAAAGAATTTAAAAGGTTTTATAACTTTATTAAGGGTGGTAATGATTCGTTGAGCAATCTCCGTAGAGAGACTATGTTCATCAATATCCTTCAAGGACTTCATCCACTTGAAGCACAAATTCTCTGCCTTGTAAAGGATAAACAACTTGAAACTAAATATAAGATCACGAAAGAAATTGTAAGTGCCGCATACCCAGATATTAAGTGGGGCGGACGTTCGTGAGTAAAGTTGAGAGTGTTGTCGGTCAGGAGGTTAATTTGGAGTGGACACCTGAAGAAAAAAATAATCTACCTCCGCAATATGGATGTCAAATTCTTTTACAAGACACAACTGTAGAGCAAGCAAAAGATTCTTCTTTTCCAAATGATGCTTATTTAATCTGGTACGAAGTTGATGGTATAACTCGTATTGATCTTTGTAGAACCAGTAAGAGGTCAAGTTTGTTTGATCTTTATTATGATAAGTTTGGACCAGGAGCAGTTAAGAAAATCGATTTTGGATATGGTAGAACAAATCCAAAGATTTGGGGTTACAAACAACCTGAGAAGAAGAAAAGAAAATGACAAATCCTAATGAGTTGAATATCAATATTGATCCTAATGAGATCAAAAAAATTGCAAAGAAGTATAAGAAACTTAAAAAGTATATGCGTTCTCCTCTTTTTGAAGTTAAAAAAATCGATGGAAACGAAAAGGTCATTTCTAAACTATTAGAAAGTGTTGAGGATCTAGTTGATGGGAAAACACTACCTTCTTAATCTTTACGGGTGCTCATTTGTTCACTTAAACAATGAACATTTTCTTATTGACTTGCTCGAAAATGCTGCTGTAGCAAGCGGCGCAACAGTCGTAGAGACCATCTATAAAAAGTTTGAACCACAAGGTGTAACGGTGCTCACACTGCTCTCTGAGAGTCATATTAGTATTCATACCTGGCCAGAGACTGGTAATGCTGCAGTAGATATTTTTACTTGTGGCGACTGTAATCCAAAGATTGGTTGTGATATAATCATTGAACAACTTAAAGCAGAAAGTAATACTTTAAGTTATATTGAACGCTGAAACCAAAATTGACTTTTGTTTTCCCAGATCGGCGGAAATTTTCCCGGCAAATTTTTCTCGCGTGAGGGTTTTCACAAATCTTCACGTTTTTTAGTATAATATGAATACAGTTTCGTATCTATTGTTACTGTTTTCACACATATGTGACCTATATAGATTGAATAGAGGTATAATATTCCTCTAACGTTCATCCTATGACTAAAGCACTTTTGCTTTTAGCATGGGTTCCACTTCTTTCTGTTTCAACGCCACGACTTACACAGAATTCATATCCTGTATCAATAAGTTGTGACGCAGCGTGGGAACTAATGGACATCGTTAAAAACGACGATGTAGTCCACCAAAGAGTAGAAGACCGATTGCTATTAGAACTCCGAAAGGATGTTGTTCAAAGGT